AGAAAATAATTTTTATTTTTATTGTTCATCTTTTCAAAGACTTCCGTCATTCTGTTGTACAATATGACGCGCCCAGAGTCGCTCAAGAGGAACGTGTTCAGTGAAGAATAGAACCAGCAGGTGCTCCCAGACTGAAGGGGGCCGAGTCTGACCATTACTACTTACACTCAAAATTTTCTAGAATATACGGTACGGCACAATTTGTAAATCTTTTTGAAATTTTTGAAAAACAATCGTTTGTATGGTCTTTCAAATTTGTAAAAGCCTGAACTGTTTCTTCACAATTTTTTGTCTCCAAAAGACCTCTAAACAAATCTATCGTAACTGCTTGGTACATCTCCAGGACGTGTCTCAGGGCCTCCTTCTTCTCCCTTGACTTTTCGCGCTGCTGTAACTTTTTCTTGAATACTTCATCTGTAAAATCTTTGAGCATAAACTTGATTCTCAGGTCGCGATTTCCTGCGACGCCCTCGTCTATGTACCTGCCGAGAACGACCCACTGAATGTGCGTATGGGTTCTGTGGATAATCCAGAGAGACTTTTGGGCCGGAGACCTCGTGTCTTGACTGTACCTTTGGAACTGTCCTATAATTTTGAAAAAGTGTTCAAGTGGTGGGAGACCTCCACAGGGAACGTCACCCGGTTCTCTCGGGAGAGTTCCGTTTTGACGCATCCATTCGTAATAGTGAGGGTTGTGGACTCGGTGCGTCTCTACACGTCCAGTGTTCCATGAAAATGCCGTGTGGCACTGAGTGCACCACATCTGATCGCATCCCGATATCTTAAATATTATAGAAGAGCACTTTGGACAATTCCTAGAGTCTTTGGCGAGGAGCCGAGCCGTGGCTATGTTTGAAGGGTCGCACGTGTGAGGAGTCTCGCGGTCTAGTCCTTTGACTTCGTGACACTCGGGACAGGCCCAGATATCGCACAGACCACACTTCCAGGCAGTACTCAGGAATCCGTTACATCCGTTTGCGGGACAGGCTCTCACAAACTGGCGCTTCGTCTGAGAAATTTTAGACCCTCCCGTGACCCATGTACCTCGTGCAAAATCGTGGAAAAGTACGTCGCACTCGAGCTGTCTCACGAGTTTATTGTTTTCGATCACCATCCCGTACCTGATGATTTCAGCCTCGAGTTCGTTTGTGACCCCGTGCTCGACGGCAAGAGGCCCGAGAGGAAGTGCGTATTTTTCAGCACTGTCTTTACGGATCTGCTCTATCTTTTTGTAAATTTCTACAATTTTTGCGGCATGCATGCGAACCTTCCGCTCGGCCTCTACATAGGGCTGAGTCTCGGGCATGAGACTCCTCTCGCGCTCAAACAAAAGTTCCTCCCGGCGATTCTTCAAAGTATTGTTTAAAAATTTATTTGAAAAATTATCATGGAGCGTCTCACGCGTCCACCCCTTTTTACAATTCATACAATGAGGGTCCGACGAATGTCCCAAGATGTAGGTCTCGGCACAGGTCGTACACTGATTGAACTGGCACCATGGGCACGTCACTTTGGCCCTGGTCGACTTGTTAAATTTTTCAGTACACACGTCGCAACTCATCTTATTTTACTTGAGAACCTTTTCTTTAGAAAAGAGATTCTTGAGTTTTTCTTTGACAGTCCACTTCGGCGGTTCTGGTTCTGGAGGTACAAGAGGTTCTAGGACGGGAGGTTTAGGAGGAACCTTGTGGAACAAATTGGCAGCTCCCCTGATCCGTTCGAGCTGATCCTCCTCTACAATGTCTGCCCAACTTTTAGACATTTATATGTAATGTAGGCATTCGTTTATTTACAGCCTTTATAACCTTCTTTGGCTTTGTTTTTCCTCCTGGCCAACGTCTCTCAATTTCCTTTTGGAGAACAGCATCATGGTCATTGAACCACTTGCGTCGAGCAATCACTTTGGCCACCTCCTCTTTTGAATAACCAATCTTATAAAGTTCGGGGATTGGAATGAGTGCCCCGTACTTTCTAAAAGCCATTTGCTGAAGAACAAGGTCTATTTTTGTTTCTGACTTGAGTTTTGGTATTTCTATGGGACGACTAGGAGGGTGCTTCCTGAACCACTCTTCACAACGCTCCGAATATGTTTCACGAAGATCTGGGCGCATTTTAGATACTATGAGGCGCCACTCTAGAGGGGGGGACCAGGCTTTCTGTTTCTTGGGGGTATAGGGGAGACAAAACATATATACTAAGACTCTCTTATCTTTACACTACATTTACTCATCGTCATACTCCCCGTCGCTCTCTGCGAGCATCTCCTCTTCTGGGTCTTCGTCTCCGGGCATCACAATCTCAAAGTCCTCTTCCTCAGACAGGGCCGTTCCGTGCGAGTCGCACAGGGCACAGTCCTTTACCGGCTCCTCGCTCGGCTCGTGCGTGTGGACCGGGTCGATCTTTGTAGGCTTGGGGGCCTTTGGCTCCTTGGGAGGCTTCGGCGCCTTTGGCTCCTTGGGCTCTGCGTTTTGCTGAGCGAGGTGGCGCTTGCAGAAGCACTCGCCCTTGAGTGCGCTGAAGCTGCAGGGACCCTTCTTGGCCGTCTGGGCCTGGCACTTATTCGCACCCTCCACGGTCACTTTGGCTTTGCGCTGCTTTGGAACCTTGATCGCCTCCTCGGCTGCTCCCAGATACTTGGCCTCGAGCTCAGCAAAGGGAATTTTGTAATCCTCAGAAATCTTGAGGAGGAAGACTCTGTCGCGCTCACGGACCAGGGCGTCGCAGGCCAGGGCAAAGACCGAGGCGGCCATTGTGTTTGTTTTTGTGGGCTTGGTGGACGCCTGGTCCAGGTCCTTGGACACAAGACTCAAGTTCTCAGCCTGCTCCTCGCTCTTTTTAACCTTGATTTTTGGGTGATTTGAGATTTTAGCATTGATAGAGGGGGTCATTGTGGCAAGGTGAGCCTGGAAGTCAGCATGGGCAGCCTGAGTGAAGTAGGTGGCCATCTTTGTTTGTTTTTAGTCTCAAATGTAAAGACTGGTCCTACCAAAGGACACTAAACCAAGTTTTTGAGGATTCGGTTGGCTGATTTTGCTCTAGCCTCTGCGCCCGGCAAGTGCCCCGTACGAATTTTTGCTAGAAGAGCCCTCGCCTTGAGTGTCGCCGGAACAATATTTTTATAATTTTTTGGATGACGAGCAATGACGCGGGTCATCTGATTCACGCGAGCGACATTCTTCTGGCCTTTTTCCATTTTTTTACCCGTGAGTGGGTTTCGTTGGCTCACGACGCCTTTGTGAACGAAAGAACCTGAAAGAATTCCAAGAGTGTCTATAAATTGATATTTTAATTGTTGTACAGGAATTCCAAATTCTCTTGAAAATCTTTTGCTGATCCAGGTCCGTGAGACTCCTGGGTACAGGGCCAGTGCGGCATCTGCCAGATCAACCACCTGTTTTCCTATGACAATCTGCCAGTTGTGAACAAGATACGTGCGCCTTTTGGTTACCGGAACCTGAAGGCGGGGCATGAGTGTTCCTTGCCCGAGTCTGTTGAACCTGAAGGTGGCACGGGCTCCTTTATAATTTCTGTTTATAAAGGCTACAAATCCAGAAACGTGCTTGAGCATAAACTTGCGCATAGCCTCTGATTTGCGTCGAAGGGCTCCAATGGTCTTGATGGGTTCTGAAACGGCGAAACTCATGTCAAAGTCGGTCGTCCCCCTGATGAGTTTAGGTACTCGACGCTTGAGACCCCGGAGCAAAAGGTTTACGGCTTGCCCTCCCGTACAAAAAATAATAAATTCTTTTGAAGTTTTCAGGAGACTGCGATGCCTCTTGCTGTATTCCAAAAAAAGTCTAGAAATTGTTTGTGGAAAAAGAAGAACCCTCTTTGAAGCGACCGGCAGGCGGTCATGGGCCCGTTCGATCTTCTGGTACGCATTGGTCAACATGATTTCAGAGTTGAAATGGCCTTCATGAAAGACTGATTTTTTGTTGGCCGCGTAGTATCCGTCATAGCCATATTTGGTCAAGAATTCACTGGAAAAATACATGTCAAGTATTCGGTTCAGTTCGGTCCACGAGGCTCGTTGGCCCGGCTTTCCTTTTGGATTTGTTTTGGGTAAGTTTTTACTTCCCACGTGTTTCTTTAGTTCGTGAATTTGGGCCGAAAGAGTAGTGTTCGTGCCGAACGCGAGTTGGAGCCGGCGCTTGGTCCGAAAGTCCAGGTCTGGTCCTTTCAAAAGAATTTTTATATTTTCATGGGTCATGTTGAAGAGCCGAAGGGTCTTTTTGACGCGGTAACTACAGACCTTTCCGTACTGTCTGGCCTGTTCCGGGCGGTCCGTGAGGTAAAACGCACGAAGATCTTTGAGGAGCACGTCGCAACTCACGGGGAGTCCCTTGTACAGGATCGTCCCTGAGGGTACTATCGTCTCCGAGAACGACATCTACTATACTTAAACAATAAAAGTTTATAAAGAATAATGTTCTTTGTAAATACTCCAAACGGAACGTTTATGACAGATCCGGAGGATATATATATTTCGGCTCATATGTCGGCTGGCCAAGTTTTCGAGAGTCACATAATAAACGGAATTCTTCTCCCTATAATTAAACAATGCAAATATGTCGTGGACGTCGGTGCGAATATAGGGTGTCATGCAATAAGTTATGCAAACGCAAATAAAGAGTGTAAGGTTTGGGCGTTTGAACCTCAAAAAAAACTCTATAATATTCTTGAAAAAAATGTAAAGGCGAATGAGTTAGAGGGAAGAGTAAATACATATAATTTTGGTCTAGGTCATAAAGTCATGAATACGCACTTATGCTCTTTGGATACAGTGTATGACCCCCAGCGCCAAGGTCATAACAAGGGAGGTTTGGGAATTGGGGAAGGAGGTGAGGAAATTGAGGTGAGAACACTCGATTCGTTGAATTTACCAGGATTAGACTTTCTGAAGATGGATGTTGAGGGAGCGGAAGGTCTAGTTATTCAAGGGGCGTCCGAAACTATCAAAAAATACAGACCAATCATATTCTTTGAGCATACTCATCAATCAATAGATCCAAAGGTTGTTGGCCTTCGTCATGTCCCCTCACCTTTTGAGGTCCTTGTAAAAATGGGATACAAGGTGTTTACTTATACTGATTGGGAAAACTATATTACTTTTCCAAATTAAAGCTTTTGAGTTTTTTGTACTCATGAAGTTTGCAGTCTGTTCTCTTACCCTCGGCGACGATTACAAAAAACAGGTTCATCTGTGTACAAAAAGTCAGGAGATGCACGCGGCCCGGCACGGGTACGACCGCATCACAGACGAATCCATCTGGGACAGATCCAGGGCTCCCATGTGGTCAAAGATTCCTCTTTTACAAAAATATCTTTCAGAATATGATTACCTCGTGTGGATGGACGGAGACGTTCTCATTACGAATCAAGAGACTCGTCTTGAAGAATTTATAGAAATTCTTGGAGACAAGATGCTTTTGGTCGGCCGGGACTTTCAGGGCCTTAATAACGGAGTCTTCATCATCAGGAACTGTCCTTTGGCTTTTGATTTTTTGAAGGACGTATGGACCAAAGTCGAGTATGCACATGTGTTATTCCACGAGCAATCGGCGATGGATGAGTTTATGAAAACTGAAAAATATAAAAAATCTTTTGTTTTAATTACTCACAAATACATCAACATATTAAACGCCTTTGATTACAGGGTCGACCAAAAAGTCCACTGGGTTCCAGGAGATTTCTGTATACATTTCGCGGGTATTCATCAGCCAGAGACGCGAATGGCTTTACAGGACATGTATTGGAGATTCAGATCGTGTGATCCATCCGGAAAAGAAAGAATTGAAAAATTTAAATTAATTCTTGAAAATTACAAGAAGACCTCTCCAGCACTTTTCGTCGGACAGTGAGTTTTTATTGAAAAGAAAATGGCTTAGGTTTCTTTCTCGGGTACGTTCTAGAATTTTTCCAAGGTTTGGGAACCAGAATCCCCCATCTGGGGGAGGGGTCAGCATAACATCATGATAAATAAGAATTCCATTCTTATTGAGAAGGTTGTCAAATACTCGGTCACACCACTTCTCTGCATTGAAATGGTCCGCGTCACTGAAAATGAAATCCCATGTATCCTTTGTTCCGAATACAAAATCATGTTCATTTGATTCTATGATAGTAGTTCGAGGAGTCCTGAACTCATCCACATTTGGAGGAGGCTGACCTTTCTCGCGCCAGTCAAGCCAACTGTCTACGAGAGTATACTTCGCCGGACCTCCATAAGAAGGATCCAAAGACCCCTTTTCATTTTCTCCGAGAGCATTCAATATCTTTCTCGAAGAGAATCCGCTCCCAAATCCAAGTTCCAGAACATTCTTGGGTTTGTGCGCCCTAACAAGACTGGCGATGAGTTCTCCATGGCAAAAATCAACCTGAACGGGATTCATTTAAAGTTTATAAAATCATACCCTTTAGATGATCGTCGACTGTTTTATGTTTTATAATGAACTCGATGTTTTGGAACTTAGGCTCGATACACTCGATGAGTGGGTAGATCGTTTCGTTTTGGTCGAAGCAGAGTTTAATCATTCTGGCGGCCAAAAGGAATTATTTTTTGAAAAAAATAAAGAAAGATTTTCAAAATGGCTTCACAAAATTAAACACATAATTCTGAAAACTCACGAGTGTCCAGATGGCCCGGATAATTGGAAGCGCGAAAAATTTCAGAGAGAGTGTATACTCAGGGGTATAGAAGATGTTCCTGGTAATTCTATAATCATGATTAGTGATTTGGATGAAATCCCGGATATGAATAAAATTCCAATCGAGGCTCTTCCGCACGCGACATGTTCCGTTCACATGTGGATGTATGAATATTCTTTCAAATATTTATTCACAGGGGAATCATGGTTCGGTACTGTAATCACCACGTGCGAACTTGTAAAAAGTTTTGGTCCGAATTATTTTAGAGAGAATAGATGGAAGTTTCCGAGTTTTAAGCTGGGTGGGTGGCATCTTTCGAGTTTTGGGAACGGGAAAAATCTTGCGAACAAAGTGAATACGTATGCTCATTCGAAAGATCCTCACGATATACCATGGACCGAAGAGACGTTTGAAGAACTCATAGCAAACGGAATACATACAGATGGAAAAACTCCCCTTATTAAACGGCTTGACGGGGCGCCTCTTCCGGAAAACATAGATTTACTTAAAAAATTAAAATTTATTTAAAACATGGAGATAGTTACGAGTCATTGGAAAGAGGATCTTACGTGGCTCTTGAAATCTCCCTGGCCTGTAAATCTCATAGACAAGGAGGGTGCTGATCCTAGCCCTTTTGTGCCAAAGTACATCATACCTATAACCGGGGAGACGAAGCGAGTGCTTACATAAAATATATCATAGAAAGATATGATACTCTCCCGGACCACATTGCTTTTATTCACGGTCATGAAAAATCATGGCATCAGAACCATGACCATGGAATTCTGGATTTGATAAAACATGCTCGTATAAGTGAATACGATTTCATTCCTTTGAATAATTTTTCAAGAAATTATTATTTCTTTAACGAGGGTGGACCTCTATATCCTCATGGCCATTGTATTCTTACATTATGGGATCTAATAGGTTTTAGAGAAGATGATCGCCCAGAACCAGGCTCTCATATTAAATTTGACGCTAGTGCACAATTTATAGTATCTAGAAGGAGCATTCACAGGTATTCGCGAGAAGACTGGATAAAATTCTACACAGTTCTTCTAGTAATAAAAAAAGCTGGGAGTTTTTTTGAAATAGTATGGCACATACTATTTGGTCAACCCATAAAACTTGAATACAAGAAAGAGTGGTTTTCTGTAGAAACAAAAGATCCTGTGTGTTGGAACATAGCACATTCTCAGCCATTTACGAGAGATTATCTAGGAGAAGGATGCGAATACATATGTATTAACACCTTTATAGAACCATAATTTCTCTCAATTCAACAGAGACTTGGTCTCTTGTGAGTCCCATCAAAAGACCTTTGCGTCTTAAAAGATTTTTGATTTCATCAATGTCTAGCCATCTCAAAAGTTTTCTTTTTTCTTTTAAATTCTTTAAAGGATTTTTGTCATCAAGTTTCGCTTGACACACGGGCCAAGCCACGTCCCTGAGTTCCCTGAGTTCGTTTTCGACATTCCCCATGCGCTCAAGAATGTGTTTCTGAAATTCATCCATGCGTTTTACATATAGCATCCAATATCTTTAGTCTAACATTCGTAGTTGACACAGACGGCCGCCCCGAGGGCCAGAAGAATACCGAGCCACTGGACCCAGTGATTAAACTTTTCGCCGAAGACGACATAGGCAACTATAGCACCTCCTATGACGATCATGGCTTCCCACATGACGCAAGTCCACATCATGCTCTTTCCGGTAAAGCTCCTTATCAGAAAGAATATGACACCCATGTACGCCAGAAGACCCATTGTAAGGTGGTACTTGTCTCGATTTTCACTGAACCACTTGAGGTGAGTATTTCCGTACAACTCGGACAAAGTCATACAGAAAACATTTAGGATTGTCATCTACTTTTGCTGAGCATAAAAAATTAAGTACCCACATAAAGAATGAAGGCGGCTCTCGTGACTGGCGTCTCCGGTCAAGACGGCTCGTATCTTTCTGAATTTCTTTTGGAAAAAGGGTACACAGTTTACGGGATGTGTCGGTACTGCTCTGAAAAGAAAAAGGCCCGGCTCGGACAGATTTTGGGACATCCGGAGTTTCATATTCTAGAGGGGGACCTGACTGACACTGCCCGGATCAACTCCATCATCAACTCTTTTGAACAATATGATTTACTCGAAGTCTATAATCTCGGGGCTCAGTCTCACGTCAGGGTCTCGTTCGATCAGCCAGAGTACACAGCCAATGTCGATGCACTCGGAACCCTTCGACTTTTGGAGGCTATTCGTCAGTGTGGATTTTCTCACAAAATTCGTTTTTATCAGGCTGGAACGTCCGAGATGTTTGGAGCGAGCCCGCCGCCGCAGAGAGAAGGGTCTCCCTTTCACCCAAGAAGTCCATACGCGGTCGCAAAGGTCTATGCGTACTGGATAACCCGAAACTACAGAGAGTCTTACGGAATGTATGCATGTACAGGAATTCTCTTCAATCACGAGTCTGAGAGGCGCGGTGAAGAGTTTGTGACGAGAAAGATTACACTCGGTCTGGCGGAGTACATGAAGTCTGGAAAGGTTCTTGAACTCGGGAACCTAGACTCGTTTAGGGATTGGGGACACGCCCAAGATTACGTCGAGGGAATGTGGCTCATGCTTCAGAAAGACTATCCAGACGACTTTGTTTTGGGAACTGGGGAAACTCACTCTATTCGTGAGTTTATAGAGGTGGCGGCTAGGATCGCGGGTCTGTCCCTCAGTTGGTCGGGTGAAGGGGCTGATGAAGAAGCTCGCGACCCTCAAGGAAATATAGTCATCAGTATCAATCCAGAATATTACAGACCTGCTGAAGTCGACAACTTGAAGGCCGACCCATCGAGGGCCCGACTTATTCTTGGCTGGACGAATCGTATTTCTTTTCATGAACTCGTGAAACGAATGATTGAAAATGACCTAAAGACGAGTCCGTAGGATCTTCTATGACGTGGCTCTTTGTAGGCCCGAGGCTCCTGGCCGGCATAGGTCAAGTGACGAAGCGCTACGCGACTCTCACCGGCGGAGACTTTGTAGAAATGGGCCAGAGACCACCTGCGCCACGGTACGATACTGGCTTTGCTTTTGTCTTGCCATTCGAGGACCAGCTGAATCTCGTGGATCAATACAAAGTTTTTTGTAAAAAGTTTATCTACATGACAATTTGTGAAACAGAGACGGTTCATCCTTTGTACAAGATCCTTGTTGACCGGTACAAGACTTTGTATGTCGCTTCCGAGTTTTGTCAAAAAGTTTTCAAGAACCAGTTTCCAGAAGGAGATTGGAGGGTCCTTCATCTGCACGCGCCACCCGTTCCTGAGCGGACGCCGGCTCTCTCCTCCACCTATACCTTCTACACCATAGGTAACGTGAATGACCCCCGGAAGAATATCAAAGCTCTTGTTCAGGCTCTAGAACACTGCCCGGGAGCACGACTGCTCATCAAGGCGACCTGTCTCCAGGATGTCAAGATTGACCATCCGCGAATAGTCGTCATCAACGGCCTGATATCTGATGAACAGATGGAGAACATTCATAAGAACGGTCACTGTTACGTCAACTGCTCCCACTCCGAGGGTGTCGGAATGGGGGCCGTTGAGGCGGCCATGAGAGGCAAACCCGTGATCATCACGGACTACGGAGGCCTCAAAGAGTACGTGAGGACTCCCTTCGAGGTAAAGTGCGACCTGGGGTCTATTGGCTTTGACGACTTTCTGTTCACAAAGGACCTCGTGTGGGGTCATCCCCGTTTTGAGGACCTGGTCAAGAACATGAAGTACTGTTACGAGAACAGAATCACGAGATGGGCACATCCTCACACATCGGGACTCATGGATTCCGTGAAAGATGAGCTCTCTGGGGCGAGCCAGTAATCCGCCAAGAAGATGACCAGGGCCAGAACGAGCGAAGAGTTGAGCAGGAATCCATCCTGTGTGTGAAGGTACAAGAGGGTATCGTCAATCAGCTTCAGACCGGTTGGCTTTGTGACGACCTTGGGCAGGACCCGAACCAGCAAAAAATTTATAAAAAGGGCCGTAGCTATAAGGTTCCAGGGACCCTCCATGTATTATTAGCACTTTTAAAATATAGGCCAAGGTCAATGGATGTCAAGAGGCTGGCCCAACGTTTGAAGCTTCACAAGGTTGAAGGAACGGTCGTACACCATTGTGCCATCCTTGTGAAGATCCTGAGGGCCGATGAGATAAAGGCCCGTATTGTTCATGGGTACGCAATAACCCCTGGAGAGGTCTGCGAACATTTTTGGGTACGTGTAGAGCCAGAGGGACTGGACTTGGACATAGGGTGGGAGGTGGCCTGCCTTCACTCTCCAGAGTTGTCAGGTATGCAGATTGTACTGGCTGAAGATTTCCCGGAGGGTCTCAAAGACAAGGATGGAAAAGAGCCCGAGGTGCTCCGCCAGCCACAGAACAAGGATCTTCTTGAACTCTGGGAGACTGACCCAAAGACGTTCTGGCTGGAGGCGCCTAAGAGCGTGAGGACATTTAGATAGAACTCAGACAAACACAAGTTTTTTCACAATTTCCGGAGGAAGACTCTTCTTGACCTGACTGTAAAACATTTCAAAGACTGGATTTGAATTCTGGATCTCGATTCGCTCAAGGAATGTCTCTTCGTCTGAACGCAGGGTATACAAAAGATTTACAAGCTGAGTCGTCGTCTGAGGATTCAAGGATGAAATACCAACCCCCTTGAGGTTAAGAATCATAATCTCACGGAGTTTCTTTTCACGAATAAAATTTTCAACATTCTCGACGATCGGCTTGAGACCCTTGACAAACTCCTCAGCCTCTTCAGGGTTCGTGGGTTGCTTCTTCAGGTACTCGTTGCCGAGGACCTCGACGTACAGGTAAGGACCCTCTGGATAGAAACGGAAGATTTCCGTCATTTGTGCTACTAATAGTACTAGCCACCTTTTTAACAGAACTTTTTCGCAGTCAAGAGTAGAATGTTTCATGCCGTGCGTTTGCTCGGAGTGGCTTACGTGACGGCACTGACCTTTGTGGCCGCGTGGATATTTTCTACCGTGCTCGACCGAGTGACTCCGCCTCTTCGCCCCGGACACTCCAAGACACGCACATTCCTGGAGATTTGTGCCCAGTTTGGAATGATAGGAGTCATAGGCTTTCTGAGCCGAGGCCTCATAAAGAAAATTCCTTTTCCGATCGACGGTGCGTCAGGGTACATCCATTCCCAGTTGAATGAACTGAGGACCTTGCCCTGGTACGTCTTTATTTTCATGTTTTTCCAGAAAAAGACCCAGGAGAAGATGAAGTTTCTGGCGGGCAGTATCTAAAACATTCCCAGAGGTGGCTTGTCCTTTTGCTAATCTTTGAGAATTCATCAATTGTAAAATTATCTCCCATTGAACGATTACACTTGGCGCAGATGGGCCTGAGGTTGTCTATGCTTAGGGTCCCGCCTTTGCTCTCGGGGACATTATGCCCAACCTCGAACGCGAAAGGAGTCATAATATTCTCACACCACGTGACGAGACACTTGTGCCTGAAGTACTTGTCTCCACACCAGAGCAGCCAGACCTGCTCTCTGAGAGCTCCAGGTATTTTAGCCTTCATAAGCCGTTAAACATTTGACTTTTTAAGCCAAACTAGCAGAATCCCGATATTTCTGGAGTATTATGGCCTCGTTATAATTATGGTCTCTTTGGCTATAAAATGCCATGTGAGACACCACAAACCCTATATTTATATAATTATAACGGTTAAGAGTTTTAGGTAATTCAGAACTCAATGATATCTCATCTTCAGGTCCGACGAGTTCAAAAATTTCCAGATCTCGACCGTTGATGGCGAAAAAATTTATATTTGTCAATATAGTTTCATGGTGTATTCTTATCGTGTGATTTCCCATTCTCGACATGCTCAAGAAATCTGATAAATTGTCTAAAAAATAATTGTGAATTTTCATACAAAACCTTCCATTTCTTATATTAGAAGTTGTAAAATTAAAACCAGGAAACAAGCCAAGAATTTTCTCCTGAAAAATGTTCGGATTAGTGTTATTGACTATACCAGGGTACAGAAGAAGAGCATCTTTTAATCTGCGTCGCTCGTCAATAAATGATTGAAACTGTTCAACATCAATAAATACTATATCGTCATCACATTTGATAAGTACAAAATCCTCGGCTGAATATCTGGCCCTGGTATAATGAGAATAATACTCACTCCATTCAGACTTTTTTTCAGGATTGAATATCTTAAATCTCGACAGTTCATTCTTGATCCATAACTCATCCTCATCATTGCGGGTATAATTCCATATATGAAATTCGTCAATTAATTTGCGTTCCAATAATACATCTACATATTTACAAAGTATTTCCATGTATCTTTTACGCCCGGCAAAGCACGACATAATAACGTTTGCCATGTGTAAAAGATATGTTTAAATCTTTTATACGCCCCCGGTGAGACTTGAACTCACAATCTACAGATTAACAGTCTGACGCCTTAACCAATTAGGCCACAGGAGCAGGTCTGACTTGTGATTCGAACACAAGTCAGAGTTTGGGGCGTCCCCCTGCCGTTTTTAACGAGGTGGCGCCCCCTCGAACTCCCCCCAGATGGATCCAAGTGCCGAGGCACTCGTCTCACATCGTAAAAATTTTTTTCACTGAGCGTACCTGCGTTCGACACCCCGGGCAACCTACCGCACGAGAACTCGCTCGGGCCCAACAGGGCGAGCAGACCACGTGGCCACAAGGATCAATAAACAAGTCAACAAGTCGTTCTGTACAAATAAAACAAGTAAAAGTTGCGTACCTTTCAGACATAGTATTCATCAGGACCCTCTGCATCTCGTTCGTCTCCCCTAAAAGTTCCCTACATTGTTGAGTCAGGACCGCGGTGCCCTCTTCAGACTCGTATTTGTCTAAAAGACTAGACACCATATCCTTTAAGTTTTGATTCTCAAAATTAGTTGTAGTAGTTTTGAGAAGTTTAATATCTTTTGTCTTTTCCTCGAGTTCGGCCATTTTCATGGAGAGCTCTCGGCGCTTCCTGACGTACGCAGCCTTGAAAGTACTCAGGGTCTCCTCAAAGTCAGACCATTCACGGGGGAGTTCGCAAGGAACAGGATTCAGGGGGGTCTCAGGCTCGTGAAGAATACTTTCAATCATGGCTCTCGCATCCAGATATGCAAAATTCATAAACAAAATAAAAATAATATCCTTAAGTAATAATGAGCTATAACGGTTCCCTCTCTTTCAAGACTTTTAGCCTGGATAAAGTTCTTGTTTTGTCGGCGTCTCTTCTCCTGATGATCTCGGCCATTCAGGATTTCCTGGCCCCGGTTCGCCGGTCGAATCCAGTGGTCGTTATTCACGCCCTGACTCGTCTTCTCTTGGGACTGTTTATGATTTATTTCTTTGCGACGGTGCTCAAACAACCCTGAATTATTTTATAGGTAAAGATTAATGGCCGTCTCAGCTGATTCGTTCATGGGAATAATAATTTCTCTTATGTTTTTTGCTTTGGGTGTGGCGACAACGGCTGTCGCCAACAAGGGAAAGACCGTTCCTTCTTTCAGCAGGGATTCTAACGGAGAGCCGGTGACTGGCCAAGTCGTCGTCCGTGACTATCCAAATATAGTTTTTGGATCCATCTTTATCGTGTTGTCAGTGACTATATTCGCCATGGCTGTCCGTGCGATGATGGCCTGAAAAAAATATTTAAAAACTTAAATGATGCACCTCATCGGACACCTCAGCGGCACGATAATCTCGGACGCTACTGATCTTGAGGAGCGCATGGTCAAGGTTGCTCGAGATTGTAACTTGACCGTCGTCTCCAGGGCTTTCCACCAGTTCGAGCCGCATGGGGCAACGGGTGTTCTGGTCCTGTCCGAGTCTCACTTTTCAGCACACACGTACCCGGAACACGGGCTCGTGTATGTTGACGTTTTTTGCTGTAGCCCCCTCTTTGATCCTGATGTTTGTGCAGTCTACTTGGAGAGGCACCTAGGGGGCGAGATTCGCTACCAAAATATTAATAGGGCCATAGAGTAATGGAGAACGCGGCTCGGCTTGCCACGCTCAAGACGGCCGCCCACGCAACAGAGTTTGGAAAAATTCTCCTGGCACTGAGTGCTATTATTGTAACAATAATCGATCGGGACACGAAGCAGTTTGAACTCAAGCCCCTGGCGACTATAGCTGAAATAGTACTGGCTGGAGTGGTGGGCGCTGGAGCCTTTTGGTGGGTCGCCAAGAATCGGGGAGGTCAGAATTTAAGAAAACTTTTTATAATTTCTGTTTTTGTGTTTTCCCTTATTCAGGTAATATTTGAGCTTTCTGGTTTCAATAGTACTCTCAAGCCAGAGTCAAACCAAGACACTGGTGGAAAAAAGATGGCAGCAATTCAATCAAAAAAGTGGATCTGGGCCATTTTCGTGATTGGTCTACTGATTGCGATATGTATAATGATATGTGCGCACGACTGGCCTCCGCCAGTAAACAATTTTAAAAAAGAACTTTTCATCATGGGTCTCAGTGGGGCTATTCCTGCCATACTTGTGGCTTGGGACCGAGATCCCAGGGCGAGCGCAATAGTTAAGAACGTCGGCATAAATTTTGTAATGATGGGGGTCATACATACTGTTCTTCAGCTCACTGGATTTTATAGATATCTGTTTACTGCGTCCCCAGGAAACGTATAGAAGGGTGAAGGCGCCAATCAAGACCTGGAGTGGGAGGATCCACGGGAATGGGCCGCGGGACCCCTGGAGACCACGCATACATGTTATGAGGAACCAGCTCGTTACTGTACGGGCTCACATTCTTGTACAATAGAAAGAGCGCCAATACAATCAAGAGAATGAGCAGTGGCGTCATCTTTACTTTTACGGAGATTTTTCTTGTGATCTCCACGTCTGGAAACAACTCGGCGCATTCAGCAATCTTCCTGGCGTGATCGATAAAAGTACCCTTCATATAGTTGCAATTCTTACAGCACGGACGACAATTCTCCGTACAGTAACTTTTGCCTGAATCTAAGCGGTCTATTCCATTCACTCGGACATCCAGGTCTATGTGCTTGCAGTATACGCATGGACTTGTCATCATCACCTTGGCTTCCTCGTCTGAGAGGTTCCATTCTATTCCTCGAGTTGTGGCGGAGCGCTTAATGGCGTCTAATCTGGGATTCACATGCGTCCTGTACCAGTGACGCATGTGCTCGGCATTTTCAGATTTCCACGCTCTGTGAATTTTGTTGTTATGGTTCCTGAACTCTTCGGGGCGCTCCTCGAGTTGCTTTGCTCGCCATTCCTTCTCCTTCTGGAGATCATTGTGATATTGACGGCGTTCTGGTTTTTGATCAAACTTTTTACCCTTTGTGCGACACTTTGCACGCGTAGAACACTCTTTTTCTTGAGAATTTATAAATTCTTTTAAAGGCTGTGGAGCCCTTGTGCAGTTAGTGCATTTCTTTAGACCTCAAGAACCTTGGACGTTCTTGAGGGCCGAAGCCCAATTGATTTTTTATAAAAGTTGTATTCCTACCACAATAAAATATATGGGAGGATCAGTTACTAAAAGCGAGACCGCCCATTCCCGACTGAATTCGCAGGATGTTGTAGTTCACCGCAAACAGCTTCTGCTGAGGAGCAGCGCCGGAGATGCCACCCTGCTTAATAGACACGGCGACCTGGGCGTTATCGATACGCGAGAAGTTGCAGGTACCGGTTGGCTGGTGCTCCTCTGGCTGGAGAGCGAAGGAGTACACGTAGATGCCTGGGTAAGGAGTACCGGAGTGGTACACGAATGGCTGGTACTGATTGAAGTACTTGCCGAGCTGCTCCTTGAAGCGATCCTGACCGTTGAGGATAATCTTAAACTGGTTGAGCGGGCCGACCTCGTACTCGTATACTCCGACCTGAGCAGCCACATATGAGGAGGGGTAACCCTCCTCGATCCAGGTGTAGGTATTTGAGCCAACGGGGCCGTATGCGTTGTTTACATTTGGAATACCTGCAGTTGCTTGTGCACCTCCTCCTGGAGCCATTCCATAGCCATTAGCGCTGCTGCTGTTGAAGTACAGGTGAGGAACACCCATCAGGTGAGGGAGGAGGTAGTTGTTTGAGTTGACAAAAACGGCTGTGTTCACAGTCACCTGCACGTTATTCGTGCCAGTCGAGAAGTTCCACAGAGCATTCAGGTTGGCCGTGGTGGTTGCGTTGGGGTTAACGTAGCACCAGACGAACTCCTTGACTGGGTGGTTGAAAGACAGACGGATGAGCTGGAATGTGTCGTAACCGGCAGTCGTGGAGTCACCGCCGGTGTGCTGGACCTGCTCGATCAGGTACTCGTGGCCCTTCTGGGCGAAGCGGCGGCGCTCCTCAGTGTCCAGGTACACATAGTTGGCCCAGACCTGGAAGTCTGTGCTGAAGTAGGAGCTGTAGTAGGAAGTCAGGTCAAAGTCCAGGCGAACCTCGTGGTACTGGAGGGCAATCAGGGGGAGATACAGACCTGGGTTGCGGTTGAAGAAGAAAAGAAGGGGGAGGTAGACACGGGGCTGGTTACCGTTAATACCGGAGGAGCCTGTTGGAAGGACGTTGTTGATGCCAGCGCCGGTCGAGACCATCTTACCCCATGCGTACTTGTCGGACTCGTTGAGGAAAACCTCGGCATACAGGCGCCACCAGGTCTGGTAGTGCTTGTCGATGCGCTGACCACCGATGGTCATCTCGATATCAGCCAGGGCGCGCTCGGCGATCCAGCACGTGTCGAAAACGTTGTTGTTAGATGTGGTGTTGGCGGTTACTGGAAGAAGGCTCACGTACATATTGCCCACCAGGTCACCGTTGCGAGCAATAGTAACAGACACGCGGCCAGAGTTGGTCGTGGTACCGTTGACAGTCTGCTGGATGTTCTCCATCGCAAAGTTGGTGTGGCGCTTGTAGACCGCCTGAAAGAAAGTCACCTTGGGCTGACCCGTCAGATACACATCCTGGGCGCCATAAGCTACGAGCTGCATAAGTCCTCCGGCCATTTTGGTATATGCCAAGAAAAAAATTTGGAGCCAAAGCGCGCCCTGGGAAAAAAATATCTTAATAATACAAGAAATGTCTGCACCCGCCGTCGCGGCAAATCAGGCCATGGCCGCCAACAAAGTCCTGAGCAATATACCGTCTGGAGTGGTTTCTGCGAACAAGGTGAACGCCGCCAAGGCCGCTAACAACAGAGTCATCAATGCGGCAAAAAATGTGATGAACAACCAGAACAAGGCTGTGAAGGCCGCTGCCAATGCCACTGTTTTACCTAACAAGGCTAATGCTGCTAGCGTCCAGACGGCTCTGAACGCAGTGAATAGAGCCATGAAGAACCTGCAAAACTTACGGGTCAGAGCGGCCAACGCCAACAAAAATGTCGTCAACTCGATCATTAGAAACAACCGTGCGGTAAATTAAAGAATGTAAATTCCTTAGTACTAATAAATGTCCCAGCGTCCAAAGCCTCCAGTAAAGAAGATGCCCCTGCCGCCACCCCCAGAAGAGGAGGAGGAAGAGGAGCTTGATGAGTTCGAGGAGGGTGATGAGTTTGGCGAGACTGATCTCCTGGACGCCATGGGTTCCTGGTTCACGACCGAGGACGGAGAGACCGTTGCGAGCGCCATGGCGGGGGTCAAGACTGCCCTGGAAATGCAGAACAAAATTCTTATTAAGATTCTGAGTGCCCTGACCAAGGCCAAGCCCGCGCCACCTGTTGCCGAGGAGGACATCCCTGCTTAAAAATATCTTGACCTTTCTTACAAATGGAGAGTGTTCATACCATCGATCGCACAACTCCTGAAAAAAATCACGAGATCCGGATGGAGCTCCACCATTCGGATGTAATGAATATGAACGCCGAGGATCTCAACAATTTTGTAACAGACCTCGAGGATCATATGTGCCTCAACGAAAAGGGGGACAAGTACATTCCCTGGCAAAATGGTTTTCGTATTTTTGGATACGAAGATGGAAATATTAGAAATGTAAATCCGGATACTTTGTCCGAGCAGCGCAGACGCTTCGTTTCCATTTGTTCTGATATGTATCATCATGCGGGTCAACTCAAGATCCGTGAAGAGCCCAGCAAAGACATAACCGGAAACGAGTTCACGATGGGTCAGAGGATCACTCGGCTTATCGAGACGGTCGATGACACTTACGAAATGCTGTTCAGATACGTTCGGACCTATGAACGCATAAATTCTCCAACCTGTGTTCCGGCCAAGGGGGCCATTGAGACTGAGCTGTTCAGGTGCCAGACCATGACCAACGAAGACATTGACAGCGAGAAGGACACGAGAAGTCCTTTCCAAAAGTTTCTTTTGTATTTGTTGGATCAAACCTACAAGCTAAAAATGCGTCGGTACGGAGACTATTGCTGCAAGCAGATTGCGACTGACGAGGGACATCTTACCAAGGCTTGGAAGCCAGTCATGGAAATCAAGGATTTTGTGTACCTGTATTCCCAAAAAGAGGAGAAATATGACATGTGGAAAAACATGACGAGCAAGGGAAGTATCGTCACGGACACCATTCGGCACTTGACCAACTGCCGGGACCTCGAGTTTTTGCCAATCAAGAAGAACCGAAACGTGTGGTCGTTCAGAAACGGCCTCTTTGTGGGAAAGTTTTTGACCAAAGAAGTCAAAAATTCACGGCCCGTCTACGATGCTCGCTTTTACTCGTACACATCCGAAGAGTTCAAGCACTTGGATCCTACTATCGTGTCTTCCAAGTATTTTGATCAAGAGTTTGATTCTACGTGGATATCTGTCCCAGACTGGTACGACATTCCTACTCCCCACATGCAATCGGTCATGGATTACCAGGAATTCTCCGAAGATGTCTGTAGGTGGCTCTACGTCTTTTGCGGGCGCTTGTGTTTCCCCGTGAATGAAATGGACTCTTGGCAGGTTATCCCTTTCCTCAAGGGTATTGCTCGGTCCGGCAAGTCTACAATTATTACAAAAATTTGTAAAAAGTTTTATGAAGGTCAGGATGTCCGTACTCTTTCAAACAATATTGAAAGAAAGTTTGGTCTCGAGAGTATACATGAAGGTTTCATGTTTATTAGCCCTGAGATCAAGGGTGACATGGCCCTCGAGCAGTCGGAATTTCAATCGCTGGTTTCTGGTGAGGACATGAGCATTGCGCGGAAAAACAAGACGGCCGTGAGTCTAACCTGGACCGTCCCCGGAATTCTGGCCGGTAACGAGGTTCCTCACTGGAAGGACAATTCCGGATCCGTCTTGCGCCGTCTTATCACTTGGAATTTCGGTCGTCAGGTGGCCGAGGCCGATCCTCACCTTGACGATAAGCTTGATTTGGAGATGGGCGCAATTCTGTGTAAGTGTGTCAGGGCCTACCTAGAGTATTCTGAAAAATATTCGGATCAGGATATCTGGAACGTCATTCCCAAGTACTTTATGGATATCCAGAATCAGGTGGCGATGGTGACCAACACGCTCCAGCACTTTCTGGCGAGCGAGAAGGTCATGTACGGCCGGGATCTCTTCTGTCCCCAGAAACAGTTTGTCACGAGTTTCAATCAGCACTGTCAAGAGAACAACTTGGGACGACCGCGTTTCAATCCAGACTTTTACGCGGGTCCGTTCAGCACGCGCAAACTCGAGGTCAGAGTCGAGACGCGTACGTGGCGAGATCAGGTACTGGCCGCTCAACCGTTCGTGTTTGGTTGCGACCTGGCCCAAGATTTAAATACCGTTATGTAGTAGAATGCAGACGGCCAGAGCCGCGGGTATCATCGGGCGAGCCCTGTTAGCCAGAAGACCCAGAAAGTCCGAGTACGTAAACAAATTTAACAAGTACGACTATGCCCTCACAAAACCTTTGGTGACTACGACGACCCTTACGGTCCCGTTTCCTTTCAAGGATCTTTCTGAAGAGCCTTTGCCTCCTGGTGTTAAAGAACTTGCTGGGTACCAAGCGACCGCCAAACTCCCTATTGTGAGAAAACTCAAGAACCGCGAGACAGTCTTGGGAGCTGCTGATTTACCAAAGGTGAAACGATGGGCTTTTCAGATTGAATTCAAGGCTCCTAATTCCACGGCCTACGTCACCCACTACGATAAGGGTCAGGTACAGATAACATGCACGGGTCCTCACGAACAGGTCCTGCGCTTTCTACACAAACACATGTACCCCGGAATTTGGAACAAGCCAGTGACTATCAACAAGATTGATACGAAGATGAATGTGAATAGGGCCATTAACCTGGAAAATTTGACGAGAGAACTCGTGACGAAAGTTCCACACGCAAAACTGTCA